TCGTGATCAGCGCGCCGATTTCAGCCAGGCACTTTTCAGCGAGGGCGTTGGCGGCGGTCGGGACGAAGGCGTTCGAGAGGAACTGAGCGCCATACATCTTGACGTCGAGGGGCGAGAAGCGGCTCGACACCTTGAAGTGCTTGAGGGTGACGTTGGCGGCGGTGATCGTCGCGTCGTCCTGGGTGAGGTAGCCGCCGGTCGAGAACTCGGTGGCGGTGGAGGTGCCGATCAGCGGAACCTGGACCGTCTTGCCGGCGCCGGATTCGGCAGCGGTGAAGACGGACGAGAAGGCGCGGAGGGCCGGGAGCTTGCCCTTGAGGGAAGCGATGACGCTTTCAGCGAGGATGCTGGGAGCGGCGACGATGGAGTTAGCCATGATGTGTTATGATTGGGTGAGGGTTGAGGGAAAATTAGATGCAGGCCTTGATGATGGCGTTGCGGTGAGCGGCGAAGTACTCGTTACGCTCTTTGCTGCCGACCGGCAGGGACATGAAGGTGGCGAGGTGGTCGACGGCTTCGGCGGTGGGCTTGCCATCCGCGGGGCTGAGTTCGACCGGGGACACGCCGACGGAGGCCACGATCTTGGCGGCTTCCTTGGAGGCGCTGACCTTGCTGGCTTCGTGCTCGGCGACGAGGGCCTTGAAGGACTCGGACTCCTTGACGGCCACTTCGAGGGCGGCGGTCAGTTCGGCGAGCTTGGCGTCCTTGGACGCGGCTTCGACCTTGAGGCTTTCGAGTTCGGCAGAGACGCCGACCGTCATCTTCTCGACAGTGGTGCGGAGGTCGTCGCGTTCGGCGGTAAGGCCAGAGACGGCGGCGGTGGCGGCGAGCAGCTGTTCTTCGATGGTCATCTTATGTTTGCTGGGAATGGAATTAGAACGAACGCAGGGCGTCGTTGAAAGAGTCGGCCAAGCCAGTCACTAAGCCCTGGGCGGCGGCCTGCTTGCCGGAGAAGACCTGACCTTCCATGGCCTCGGCCTTCACCATCTTGCGCTTCATGTTCACGGCTTCCTTGAACTCGGCGTGGATCGTGTCGACGCCCTCCTGAAGGTTGCTCATCTGGTCTTCGTCGAGGGACGTGCCTTCAATCCCAGCACCTTTAAACTTCCCCGACTTGATTACGACCATACGGATTCCAGCCATCTTGGCGGCTTCGGAGTAGTCAGGGATGGCCATGTAGACGCCGATGGAGCCTACGGTGCTGGAGGGGCTGGCGACGACGCGGTCGGCAGCGGAGCCAATCCAATAGGCGGCGGACGCCATTTCTGAGTCGGTGTAGGCAAGGGTAGGCTTGCCGAAGGAGCGGACCTTGTTGGCGAGTTCCTCGACGCCGGTGACCGTGCCACCAGGGGAGGAGATTTGCAGGGCGACCTTTTCGACCTCGGGGCTGGCGGCGAACGCGTCCAGAGCCTCGGAGATTTCGTTAACGTCCACGGCGCCCATCATCTTCTCGAGCGGGGACAGGCCCTTGCCGATCACGCCGACGACCGGGATGATGCCGATGCCGTCCACGACGTAGGGCTTGGGAGCCACGCCGAAGAGCTGCGCGAGCATATCCGTGAAGCCGAACTTCTCGGCCAAGACCGCGTGGTCTTTAGCCTTGGTCGGGTCGATAAGGAGGGGCTCGCGGCCCGACAGTCCGTTGGTGAGGAAACGCATAATGAAATTAGGAAGCGGGTTGGTCGGGCTCCGGGGGAGGAGGAAGGTCGAGGTTGTCAGCCGTGACTTCTGAAATCTGGCTGTTGGCTTGTCCCTGCTGGAGCCAGTTGAAGTCGGGCTTGTAGAGCATCCAAATCGGAATCTTGGCGGTCTTGGCTTTCTCGATGATAAAGGCCATATCGTTGGCTCGCTTGTCCATCTCGGTGCGGAAGTCTAGGCCGCGCTGGGCGTAGAGTTCGGACATGGACAGCAGGCCCATCTCGACGTCGTTGCGGTCGTTGGCGGCATCGCGGCCAGCGTCGACGGTGACAGACTTCGGGGTAGTCCAAGAAACTTCACTCCACTTGGGATCGTCAGGTAGGTCGCCGTCAGCGATACCCTGTCCGATGATGTATCCCCAAGTAGGCACGCAGAAGTTCTCGATAAGCACGGACTGATACTTGCCGAACACGCGAGCGGCCTTGGCCGTGACAAGCCTGATGGACGCACCGCCTAGTTTAGAAGGGTCGCTGACAAACTCATAAGGCAGGATGCCCATGCTGATGTCGCGTTCAAGGGCTGCGATAAAACCATTGAAGGTGGCGTTGGGGCGGTTGCTCTGGAAGGACGTCATGTCCTCCCCGGGTTCAAGGGCGATGAGTTTGCCGCCCATCGTGTTGGCGAGGTTGGCGTAGGAGCCTGTGCCGGTCGCCCCCAGTTCGTTGGCCATGTCTCCGTCGAGGATGCCGCCCGCCTTCTTGATGATGCGGGTCACGTCGCCGTTGTCCTTCACGGCCTGCTTCTCGAGGGCGAGGATTTCCATCTCGTCTTGGATGGAGTTGATGGAGTGCTGGAGCAGGGGCACGCCGCGGGCACCGGACGCATACTCCTGGTCGACCACCATCATCATCGACTGAGCGAGGATCTGGCGGGACGAGCCGTCGGAGCGGTAGATGTTCACGGCGATGTATTCGCCATACGGACCGAACTGGATGCCGTCGTGCATGCCTTCGGGCACCTTGCCTTCGAGAGGGTCGCCGACGCGGTGGGCTTCCATCAGCTGGAGTTTGGCTTCCCCGGCGCCGTTACGCACCTTGGCGGCGAACGAGTCACCGTCACGGATCATGCCGCGCAGCAGGATGGACTGAGCCTGGTAGAACGAGAAGCGGTTCGTGATGTCGATGCGCTTGGCCTTCTCGGCGAAGTAAGCCTCGTAGCGTTCCTGCATCTCAGGGGTCGACGCGTGGCTCTGGGGCTTGATGCCGTCGCCCACGGTGTAGAGGCAGATGTCCGCAAGGATTTGCTTGAACAGCCCGGAGTTACGCTCGGCCCAGCGGCACTTGCGGACCATCGTCAGGCGGTCGTAGGGCGTCAGGTCGCGGCGAAGGTCACGCGGTTCGGCGCCGTAGGCCGCACGGCGGGCACGCGTCACGCCGATGCTCTGCCAATCGCCGTAGGAAGCCTGCGGCTGCGGGGCGGTCGGGGCAGGCGTCACCGGCTTGGGACGCAGGCTGACGGTCTTAATCTTCTTGCGGATGGCCATGGAAAGTTAGTCCTGACGGTTCTGCCAGTCGGTCGAGATAATCGTGCGACGAGCGCCGTAGGTGGCAGGGTCCAGCCTCGACAGGGCGAACAGAGCCTCGCTTAACATTTCTTTGGCGGGTAGAACCATCTGGCGGCTGGCGCTCGAACCGCTGTCACTGTAACTCATGAGGGTCTTCCCCTCAGTAATTAGGGCGACAGCCTTCTCCTTGATCGCAAGGAGTTCGCATTCAGTGAGGCCGATGAATAGTCCTTGAGCCATTTAAACTTGCCGAGAATGGAAGCCCGAGAGGGGGTACGCCGCCCAGCCCACGCCATGAGTCTCTTCCTCCCACGACACTAAACGGCGTACCCTTGCATATAGCGTGCCAAGGGTCATGACGGTTGCAAGTCGGTTTCGGCAGTTTCCCGTCCGGCGATGCCCCAGCGCACGGCGGCCAGCAGGGCTAGGATTTCAGTATCGAGGGCATGGTTATCCTTCTTGCCCTGGGGAAGTATCCACATGGGCTTCCCGGTCCGCTTATCCTTTACGCGGACTTCGGCGCTCAGCTGCTCGACGTACTCGGGGGTCGCGTCGAGGGCGTAGGTCCAGACCCGGCGAGCCCGGAGGCCGTGCAGGAGGTCCTTGCCGGCGGTGGCCGAGTGGACGATCAGGATGGCCCGCTGAGGGATGCCAGGGACGACGATGGACTGCTTCTCGGAGTAGAAGCGGCGGGTCGTGTTGCCGGACTTGTCGGTCACGGCGAAGTCGTCGGAGCCAGAGCCCTTGGCCGTCTTCCAGTTGCGCTTGGCTGTCTCGCGGTAGACCTCGGTCGTATTGTCACCCGAGTCGACGAGCACCATGGCGTGATGGACGCCGTGCTGTTTTGCGAACGCCTCGACGTTGCCCCATGAGTCGATGCGGGCGAACGCCATCAGACGGCTATGCCCGGTCTTGGCCCATCGGCGGACCGTCACCCAGAAGTGGCCACGCTGGACGTCGACCCCCATCGTGCGGAAAGGGATGCTCCCCGGCACGGCGTCCTTCTGCTCGACGACGCGGGCCTTCGGCGTGATCGCGGCCTCCGCGTCCCAAGGGTCGGCCATCTTGTAGTTGGCGGCCTCAGCCAGCGCCACCATCTCGCCGCCCTCTTCGCTCCAGGGCATGGCCAGACGCTTCTGCTTGAAGATGCGCCGCGGTTCCTCGTCGCCGTATTGGTCGACGGACTCCTTGGCCTTGAGCATCAGCACGCCGAGCTCGCCCCAGCTCATCGTCGCTAGGCTGTTCCAATGC